GAAGAGGATGATGATGATGATGGTGAGATAATCGGTAAAAGAGAAAAGGTTTGGATTAATTATCTGGAAGAAAATGGTTTTACGATTACGCAAGATAAAGAAGATGAATTTATGTTTGTTATTAAACGTGGTGAAGAAGAGTCAGTAGTACCTTATGCATATTTAATTGAACTATATAACCACGTTAGAAAAAATAAATAGAAAGATGAAATTTTGTAGGGTTAAAAGAAAAAGTAGAATGGAGCCTAGATATCATCCAAATATGGGTCGTATATACTGTGAAGTAACTAGGATTAAATTATACTTGTTTGGTATTATTCCTATTAAAACATATCACAAGTATCGTGAAACATATTATGGTGAAATTAAAGACTGTGAAAATTGTAATTTATATAAATAATGAAAAGTTTTTTTGTAATTGGGGATACTCATGGTAATCATAATTTGATTAAGAATAGGGTGAAGACTAGGAACCTTGACGGAGCTACATTATTACATGTTGGTGATTTTGGTGTTGGCTTCATCGATTATAATAAAGATTTAAACAATCTTGGTCAGTTAAATAAATTCTTGAGACTAAAGGATTGTCATCTCTATGTAATCAGAGGTAATCACGATAACCCAATGTTCTTCAATGGGGAACATGATTATAGTAATTTACATTTATTACCAGATTACTCAGTTATCGATGTTAATGGTGATAGTGTGCTTATGGTTGGTGGTGCAATAAGTGTTGACCGAAAGCCACGTAAGGATAATATGCTAGTATATGCTAAGGTTGGTCGCTTAATTGAGAGTTACTGGAGTGATGAATGTTTTATATTAAATGAAGAGAAACTTAAAGATATTGAAGGTGTAAAATATGTTATTACACATAGTTCTCCAAAGTTTACATTTCCAATCAATGACCAATCAAATTGTGTGGATAGTCATGGACCATTTGTACAAAGATTTGCTTGGGAAGATTATGCTTTAAAAGATGACCTTAATAAAGAACGTAATGATATTACGAGAATGTGGGAGATATTGCAAGATAAAAACCATATTGATAAGTGGTTCTATGGACATTTTCACACTAGTAAACGAGAAGTTATTAGTGGAACTGAATTTATATTGTTAGATATAAATGAATTTTATAAAGTTGTTCAAGAATCAGATAGAGAAAATGAAGAAAGTGAAAAATAGTGAATTTTCAATAAATAATCTAATTAGTAGGTACTTAAATGATTGTTTTAATATTAGAGTATCTGACGAAATTATAATTACAGCACCAATGGGTGACCATATGGATATTAATGATTTGATACATGATATCAATCACAGTTTCGGATGTATGAATACCAGACCGATTTGTTTAAAATGGTATAGTAGTAATATAAGAGAAATAATAGGCGATATTTTCACATTTTTAGAAGGTTGTACTATTAAATTAGGTAATACTGATTGGCATGTTATTAATTCCAGTGGTAATCACATATCTGAGGAACTTATGATTGAATATTTTTGTCCAACATATAGTGAAAAGTTTGTTAAGAAGTATTTTAAGGATTGGAAGTTAGATAAAATGATTGAAGAGACTGAGAAAAATATGGGGTTTTAAGAGTAAAAATTTGGTAAAATAGAATTAATTTAGTATATTTGCAAAACTATGATTAATCATTAAAATAAATTTAAGATGAAAAAAAATAACCTTTGGTTAATAGTTGGTTTAGTAGCAGCTATTGTCATATTTGTATTATTCTTCTGGAAAATTATACTTTTCTTTGGAATTGTCGGTTTTGTTTTGTATATTGCATATAGACATTTATCAGCTAAAAAGAGTAAAGATGAAATTGATACAAAAGAATAAGAAAGCAAGTTTTGAATACACTTTTATCGATGAATACTCAGCTGGAATAAAGCTGTTGGGTTCAGAGGTTAAATCAATTCGAGATGGTAATGTTAATATCAAAAACGCTCACTGCATATTTGAAGATGGTGAGTTGTATATTGTTGGTATGCATGTCGCTGAATATAAAGAGAGTGGCACACACCAGAACCATGACCCAATTAGAAAGAGGAAACTTTTACTAAAGAAAAAAGAATTAAAAAAGTTAAAGAAAGGTGTTGAAGTGAAGGGGAATACTATTGTTCCAAAAGCCCTACTTTTATCAAAGACTGGTTTTTTCAAATTAGAGCTTGCATTAGCTACTGGTAAGAAATTACATGATAAAAAACATTCACTAAAAGAAAAAGCAATTGATTTGACAGAAAAAAGAGAAAATAAAAATACTTTTTAATCTTTTACTATTCTCCATACTACTTATTATTAAAGATAGTTATGAAGAAACAAAAATGGAGTGAATTTGAGGTAAAGTATTTGAAAGAGAATTATCAGACCAAAGATATGTCTGAAATTATTAATGACCTTAATAGGTCAATGAGTTCTATTACAAATAAAGCCTATTTGTTAGATTTACCAAATAGAGTAAATAGATTATGTAGTTTAAAACCACTATTGAGTGAAACTAACGAAGCTTATTATTGGTTAGGATTTTTAATGGCAGATGGTCATTTTACTAACAAAGGACAAATACAAGTGAATTTATCAATTAAAGATTTGGAACATTTAAAAAAATTTAGTAACTTTGTTAAATATGAAAATGAATTAACAAAAGCTAGTTTGTATGTTCAAGACAAATTAATAGTTAATGAAATATGTGATAGATATCACTTAAAAAATAATAAAACATATACTCCACCAATAATAAATAATATTGATGGTTTAAATAATTTTTTTAGTTTAATTATTGGATTTATTGATGGTGATGGTAACATTGATAAAAATGGTTACCTTAGAATTAAAGTTCATAAAAATTGGTCATCTAATATTGAACTAATGATGAGTCATTTATCTGATAATTATAACATCAATTTTGATTCTTATAATTTAGTTACTGGTAGTATTACAAGAATTGAAATAATGAAAGAAGTTAAACAAAAAGCTTTAAAATTGAATTTACCAATCCTTAAAAGAAAATGGGATAATGTTAATTTAGATAAGTTATCTAAAAATGAACGTAGGGAAAAATTAGATAATATATGTTTTAATTTATTTGAAAAGGATAAAAAACCAGTAGAAGTAATAAAATACACAGATATATCTAGTACTTTTATATATGCTTCATTTAAAAGATGGAATGATATTAAGAAGAAAGATATGGAACGAGATTTAGATAGAAAATTAAAGTAACAATTATGAGTGAGAAGAAAGAAGAATTTGCACCAGCTCGTGTTAATTGGATGGATGCTAAGGAATTAGCTGAACATATCCTAGACATGGAAGAATCTGATAGTGATGATGTTGAACAAGCGATTTATGATAAGTTTGAGTGTTCAATGGAGACATTTGAGGATATTGTAGGGCATTTATTGCCGTTAGTCGATAAGATGCAAAGTCCTATCAGTGGAGTTATGTATCGAGGGTTCAGTAAACCAATTGGAGATAATATGAGATGTTGGATAGTTAAGGATGAAGTTACACAAAATAAAGATTAAGTAGAAGAATGGCAATGAAACCATTGGTTATATCCGAAAGGATAACCAAGCGAGAATCAATTTCTTTCAAAAGATATCTAACTGAGGTAGATAGAATTGAAAGACTAACGACAGATGAAGAGTACGAAGTTGCAATGAAAGCATTTCATGGTGACGATAAGGCAAAAGAAGAATTAATTACTAAGAATCTAAGATTTGTAATTAGTGTTGCTAAACAGTACGTGACAAAGGATGTTAAATTAGAAGACTTAGTTAATGAGGGTAATATAGGACTCGTTAAAGCAGCCGAAAGGTTTGACCCGACAAAAGGGTTCAAATTTATTTCATATGCTGTATGGTGGATTAGGAGATGTATTATTGAGTATTTATGTAAACATTCTAGAACTATTAAGATTTCAGCAAATAAAGCTGCAATTATTAAACCTATGAATGAGATTGTTGAACAACTTCAACAAAAACATGGTAGAGACCCAAGTAATGATGAAGTCATTGAGGTTGCATCAGAGGATTTCTCACCAAAGGAGATTAAATTCTTCTTATCATTAGAGAATATTAAAACAACATCATTAGATACTCCACTGAGTGAAGATGGTAGTGGTGTGTTAATTGATACTATTGAAGGTGATGATTTACCTAGAACTGACCATTTAGTTAAAAAGTCAGATGATGAGATGTATGCTGACCAACTAATTGATTTGCTTAAGAATGATGGTCAAAAAACTGTCATAATTAAATTGTTCGGTTTGGATGGAAAACCACCATTGGAATTGAAAGAGATAGCCCAGCACATGGAATTATCTCGTGAGCGAGTTAGGCAAGTTAGGGACCAAGCTTTAAGGATTCTTAAGTCTAAAGCATCAAGTCTTAATTTACAATACATGTACAACAAATAAACTTTACTTTAGAGCCCTCGTCTTTATCTTTATTGGTATGGACGAGGGAACTAAAAAAATTGTTTTAAGGTATATTAGAGATAATTATCATCTCACATATAATAGTATGATTAACTTTAGAGTTAAAAGTCTACATATTAATAATGATGTTAGTATAGCACAAGTTTATGAAGATGTTATTGATTTATTTGGTATCACCAATTCTGAGGCTACAAAGTATTTTAACCTTTGGATTGAAGAAGAAGCTATAAGAATTGATAATGAACAAGTGGATAAATTATATATGGCTCATGAGCAAGGTGTACCTTTAAGCATGGAGGACCGAATATCTGTTTGGGCCAGCATGGGTAAGGTCGCAACACTTAGAGCCATTCACGAGACAAACAGTAATAAGTATAAGTGATATGTCTATGTACACAAATGTGTACATGAGCTTTTATATACTAGTAAATTTGTTGATTTTTCTATAACTCCAGCATATTTATAGTTATAAGCGAAAGGTTATGAAAGAATTCATTAAAAACAAATTAGATGAAGCTACAATAAAGCTTCAAGAAAAGGACGACAGCCCAGAAAAAGAAGGTGGTGGTGGTAAGTATCAAAAGATTCAAGGATTATTGAGTAATGAGATATTCAATCACTCAGAAATTATAAGAAAATTATGGGGAGAAGATGATGCTACAAAAAGGTCATTGTTCCGTAAGAAGCTTCATAGAGAAACAAACGATGAAGGTAGTACCTATGAGTTTGATGACACTGAGCTAACAAAGATATCAAACATTCTAATGGATACTTCCAGCGAGATTCGAAAGAAGGTAGGTAAACAAGGAAAAGGATAATATATAAATGCACTCTGCGGGGTGCATTTTTTGGTTATAAGCATTACATGTAGGTCAAACCTACAAAGTTAAGTATAATTTTTGACATATCCAAATTTTTGACATAATAGTTTTGAACAAGTTATTAACATAACTTGACAATTGAATACAGCATACCCATTAACGCTTTGGAGTAAACGAGCCGAAACACGAAAACCCCATACCATCACTGGTACGAGGTTACATCATTAAATTTATTGGTTATAAAACTTGGTTGCAACAAATATAAGCATAATATTCCGTTCTACCAAATATTTTTTTATATTTTTTATTTGGATGTTTGAAATAAGTTCCTTATATTTGTACCATAATCATTAAAAACCAACATATGTCTGATAAAGATTTTAATATTGAGGAAGAAACCAATAAATTTTTCAAGCAGTTTCAAAAACTTATAGAGATGAGAGAGTTATCATTGGTAACACTTAGTGATACTGATACTAAATTATCATCACTATATCATAAAATTGAGGGTATTGAAATTACGCATATCTCCCAATCACATAATCTTATTAAAGAACTAAAAAGTGTTTTAACAGAAAGAAGATTGGCTAAGAAAAATTGTATGTTATCTCAATCAGTTGTTGATACAATGAAAAGACAAATAGAGAGTGCCAAAAAACAACGAACCAATATTTTAAATAGACATCAGGCATTGGAAGATGAGATTAAGACTAGAGCAAAAACATAATTTAAAAATAATTGTTAAATAATTTGGTCAATCCAAATAAGTTACTTATCTTTGTAATATGAATGAGACGAAAGAGCAAATTAATGAGGTTACATTTAACCTTGTAAGTGTTTTGACCTTAATTGGGTCGGATGACTCTTTATTATCACTTTTTGAGCAGAAGTTCACTACTGATATTAAATTAATGGTAACATCTGCAAAGAAAGGTGTTCTCGATTCAGAAACAGAGAAGTATGTTAAAAACATCTTCGAAAACGTAATCATGAAAAGACGTGAGTACGTTGACCAGTACGTTAGATTATTAAGTAAATCTGCTCCAAAAGTAAAACCAACTAATGAGAGCAAATCAGTTAGACGATATGGAAAGCAAATGATACTTGCTGACATTGAGAAACAAGGTGGTGAACCAACTGAGATTCAACGTATGATGTTAGAGGTTAATGACCTCAAAAATATAGTAGCCAAATTAAACCGAAAAGGTAAAGCCCAGATGTTGGAGGATGCCGAGGTTTTAACCGATAAAGAATGTCGTGAAGTAATAGGTGTAATCAGAACTTTAAAGAACAAATTAAAGAAAGAAAAAATTATTTAATCAAAGTTTGGATAATTGATATATTATCCTTATCTTTATAATCTGTAAAACCAACATGACAAATTTAGACGATAAAATATTAACGAATGAAAAGTTCAATACACTAGGTAACTACTTAGATGGTACTGACTTTAATGGTGTCGAGTATAATAAAAATGAGACATTATTAGAGTACGGTTTCCTATATGATAGTAGAACTGGTGATATGATTGTCACACTTCCAAACTATGTTTGGGAAGAGAAAGATTCACCTATTAAGTTCGGTGTCACTAATGTCTCAAAAGATAAGATTGATGAAGTATTTGATAATGATAGTACTCGCATTCTTTCTGAGAACAAACTTACTCTTCCAAAATGGGATGTGTTATGTGATGAGTATAAAATCAATATGATTGAAAATACAACTATGGGCTTAGACTTGTCTAAGGTTGAGTTGAACATGTCAGTCGATGATTTGATTGAGTACTTGAAGAAAAAAATATAAAAAAGATAGGAAATAATTTGGTCAATCCAAATAAGTTTCTTATATTTGTATCGTAACCAATAAAAATAATCAATATGAGTAAAGTAGCCAAGCTAGTTTATTTCTCTTGGATGACCAGAGTGGTTGTAGATGAGAAAGCAACACAGGATGACATAATTAAAGCATGTTACCCTAATATTAAAGCAAAAATTGATAATCGTGAACTAGGTGATATCCTAGAAGAAATTGACGATGACGAAGAATGTCCATTCGGAACATTCGATACCGATAATCCTTTTATTACAACCGTAATTCTTAGTACAACAGATAAACAATACGCTGTTATAGGTAAAGGACTTCCAACACAAGTTATTAGATTTGATGATTATTCCGATTGGGATAGCGTTAATGATATGGATGGTAAACCATTATTTGATGTTCAAATTGATTTTGATGATTCAGTCAAATTGGATGACCCAGATAAGTATTACCAATTTCAATATGCTGACCTTATTGAAGATGAGGAAGGGTTTACACAAGTTAACCCAAATGCCGATTATGGCAATGCAGATG